CTGTGGACATTTAATTCGTGATGATGAACGAGATGAATTAATGAAGCCAATAACAAAAGAAAGAGCCAAAGAAATATTTGTTTTGGATTTAGGTGTTTCTATTCAAGACGCTGAAACATTTTATAAAGATATGAAAATAGATGATAATGTTAAAGAATGTGTCATTCATATGTCGTTTCAAATGGGATTGCCGAGATTAAATCAGTTTAAAAAATTTAAACAAGCTCTGCAAAATAACGATATTGAAACAGCTATTGTAGAAATGAAAGATTCGAGGTGGTATAATCAAACCACTAATAGAGCCAATCGTTTAATAGAAAAAATGAGAAAGAGTTTATAATGTTACAAGCTTTAATAGGACCAGTCACTGGGCTGTTAGATAAATTTATAGAGGATAAAGACCAAAAGGCTAAGTTGGCTCATGATATAGCCACTATGAGTGAGAAACACGCTCAAGAATTAGCTAAAGGTCAATTAGAAATAAATAAAACAGAAGCTAGTCATAAATCTATATTTGTTGCAGGGTGGCGACCTTTTATTGGTTGGACTTGTGGAATAGCTTTAGCATGGCATTTTGTATTAGCACCAGTTACAATGTTTATATGTGCATATTTATCTGTAGAAATACCAGAATTGCCAAATTTTGATATGGGTTCTTTGATGACTGTTTTAATGGGAATGCTAGGATTGGGTGGACTTAGGACATATGAGAAACAAAAAGGAATAACAAAGTAATGTTATGGCATTGGCTTACATTATCAAAATTTTTTAATAAAATAGGTAATTATTTTTATTATCGTCATGTAAACCTATTAAGGATAAAACAAGGAAGAAAAAAATGAGCAAAGTTTATATGTGGTTATATGAAGTGTTTAATAGTATTGCTAATTATTTTTGGAAAAAAGCAGTATTAAGTGATAAAAAAAATTAATGTTAGAAGATGATTTTGGTAAAGAGTTTATTGACTGCATACAAGGAAAATGTAAATCTAATTGTGTTTATTGTTTAAATGAAAAGGAGCAATTATGCCAAAAGGAAAAGGAACTTACGGAAAAAAAGTTGGTAGACCACCCAAGAAAAAAAAGAAAATGAAAAAGAAGTAATGAGTGGTTTTACGACAACTTCTACTTTGTCAGAACTTATAGGTAAAAGACCTATGAGGAAAAGAAAAGGTAGGAGAAGATATAAATCGTCGTTTAAAGGCGATTTAAGGGCTGTACAGAAGATTTTAAAGATAAAAGGTAGAAACTAACTAGCATTGAAGAGGAATGTATTTTTCAACTATCCTCCTAACTTGCTCAATACATTCTTCAATCTCCCCTTGAACTACAAAATGTGGTGTTTCTAAAACTTTAGATTGTACAGCCCACAATTTTTGATTAGGGGCGAGCCTACCTTTAGGTGCTTTTAATTCAATATATAATAATCTGCCTTGAGGATATTCAACAATAATATCAGGGCAACCAGACTTTAATCCCATTTTTTTCATTTTAGCGTGCAGATAAATAGAACGCTTACCCTCGTTTGGCACATGAAAATGCCTAAAGCTGTATCTTTTAGCTAAAAAATTTAAATAATCATTACACGCTATTTGTATATCTGCTTCTTTAGTCATAGGGGGTTCCTCATGCCTACCAGATTCACCCCCTACTATACCTCGCAATTGGAGAACGAGATAATACTTTCTACTGGCTCTCGCTGAGGGAAAGAACCTCTTAATTATTAACAACAAAATTAATTATTTTCAATAAAAATAAAAAAAAGTCAAATTAATGGTTTACTTCTATAAACCTAGAGCTTATGCTAGGTTATTATTAATTAATTGGAGAATAATAATGTACTATAACGAACTAACTAAAAAGCCTTATTCTGGTAAAAACATTGAGATTTTAGAAGCTACTGGTTTAAAAGGTGGTTTCTTAACTTTTAATCAGGCTATGAAGCTAGGCTATAAAATTCCTAAAGGAACTAAAACTATTGCTAAACTAATTAGACCTATGCTTGAGGAGGTCGAAGTTAACAAAGGCAAGTGGGAAGTAAAGCAATCAGGTAGATTGTTTCCAGTATTTCATAAATCACAACTAGAGGAAAAGGGTGCTTAGGCATCTTTTTTCTTTTTATGAGTAAAATAATTAAAATAAAGCTTTACTTCTATAAACCTAGATATTATGCTAGGTTTAATTAATAAATAAATAATAATAAATTGGAGTTAAAAATGACAAATATCAAAGAAAAATTCGCAAATTACTTAGGTTACACAGATATTAACCCTTATGAGGTTGTAAAGGTTATTTCTGATAAGTGTGTTGAAATCAGAGAAATGAGTGCAGAAAAAATTAAATGGGATATGAAAATATATCAAGGTGGTTTTTCTCATCATGTAGCAAATCAAGATGACCAAAAATGGGATATTACTTCTAATGAAGCTAATCCAATAGTTAGAATTAGACTTAATAAGTCTGGTCAGGAATATGACCATGCAACTAAATCATATAAGCCTTGTTACACTTGGAAAGATAAATATGGTTCTAGGTATGGTTTATCAGATAAGCCTATCAAATTTTACGACTACAATTTCTAATGGGGAGTGCTTTATGCACTTCCTTTTTTTTAATAATAAATTGGAGATAATAATGGAAAATATAACTAACTCAGACGAATACGATAATTACCTTAGAGAACATATAACATCATATTGTGTTACAGAATTTAGAGGTCGTGGTGCTTATGATAAAACTCATTTTTTAACTATTGAAGAAGCCAACAGATATATAAAAATAATTAACGAGATACACCCAAACTCTCAAGTTCTTCTTTATGGGTTGTCAAAACCACCTCATACTACTGAAACTGTTTCTATTGCGATGGAGGGTTAATTATGAATAATACTTTACACGAAATAAATAAACTTCAGAAAATCACAGATACAATTTCAAAAAATGTAGCTTGGAATCTTCATGTGGCAAATGCACTTGTTGATTTAAGAGATTTAATTAAAGAAAAACAAAAAGAAGTAACAAAATTTGAATTAGAAAATATGTCCTATGAACAATACGAAGCATATTTATCAGGGAGGGGATTCAATGATTAAATTTATAAAACATTATGGCGTTTATGTATTTGAATTAACATTTATATTAATGTTATCAGCATTTGTATATTTTTTATTAATAGCATTTTAAGGAGGGTAAAATGGCTAAAGTATTAATTTGCAGTCAATGTAATGAAGAATTTTGGGGAGATTTAAATTTTAATTCTATTTGTTCATGTGGGTATAACCTTGTTCAAGATATTGTTTATCCCAAAAATGAAAAAAAATCTGAAGCCCTACAAAAAAAGGTTGTTGATTTATATTGGGAATACGACCGAATGTCATCATCTGGAAAAGAAAGCCTAGATGATATTGCTAAGTTAGTAGGTGTGCCTACAGAAGAAGAAGTCAAAACCATGTTGGAGAATAACAATGACTAAAAAAAATGAATATGAAATAGAAAGAGATAAACAAAAACTTTTAAGAAAGAAAGCTATGAATTCTCTTACTAAAGAACAAATAGATGCAATCAATTTTACACACGAAACTTTAAGAGATGCTTTAAGTATGCTTACAGAATGCCATGATTTGTACTTATCAGATATTAATAAGCTCAATGATGCTTTTTGGAAACTTAAACATCAATTTAATTTGGAAAATAATAATGATTAACCCAACAGAAAAAAAACGTAGAGGTTATCTCTTTCACTATTCCGATGGTGTTAGAGATGCCTTTATTAATAATGAAATGGACTCAATTAAAAAATCGTCTGCCTACTATAGACAAGGATTTGAGTTTGGTAAAAAATTAAAATTAGAATTGGAGAAAGACAATGAAAACAACTAAAATAGGCAATACTGAATTATATACAGCCAGAGTTTTAAATATGTCTGTGGCTCAATATTATGGGGTCGTTAAAGAATATTCAGAAATTCTTAACCAAGCTAGGGAAATCAATAAAGAGCAACTAAAAAAAGATAAAGAAAAAGCTGAATTAAATTTAATTTATGGAGTTAGATATAATTTAAATAGGCTAGTTTTAGAAAAAATTAATGGAGAAAATAATGAATAAGTTTTTGCCATTAATAGTTGTATTGGCTTTAAGCAGTTGCTCTACAACACCTATTGTTGACAGTAGAGGGAAATCATCGGCAAATTTAAAAGGAGATATGAACCGATATCATGATGACCTTTTTACTTGTAAACATTTAGTAGCAGACCAGACGAATATGTTATGGAATGGAGGGAAAATAGTATATAATATGTTACGTTTCAAAGTGTTATGGTTAAGCCCTAAAGCACAAACTAGGCAGGATTTAATTAATAATTGCCTAGAGGGGCGAGGTTATAGCGTATTAAATAAATAATAAATTGGAGAATAAAATGTCGAATATAATAGATAAAATTTACGATAATACTAAAGATGGAGTGCCTAATTACTCTATAAATTTAATTGATGGCAGGCGATTATATTATAGAGGTATGGTTTTAAACCCTTTGCCACAGTCTGGTGATGCGATTGAATATACAATCATTAATACAAAGACTTCAGCTAATGGCAATCAATACACCAATATAAAAGATGTAAAAGTTGCCACAGCTCATAGTGAGCCTATTAACCAAACACCGACTAATAACTTTAATAAAAATAATACACAAAGATTAGATATTTTTGTTACTGGTATTGTGGGTCGTTCTATGGGTAGTGGTCATTTTTCTGTAGACGATATTGAAAAGCTAACTAAAAATGCAGTAAATGCTTTCAATGAAAACCTCGAAAAATTATAAAAAATTATTCGCTGACTTCTGGGGATATCATGAATACGATATTCCCATTTGTTGGGGTTGTTATAGGCAACAAGCAGTTGATATACACCATTTAATACCTAAGGGAATGGGTGGGGTTAAAAACAATCGCTTAAATAGGATTGATAATCTATTTCCAGTTTGTCGTTCTTGCCATAACAAAGCACACTCAAACAAAGCTATTAATGAGGATTGGAAAGAAAAGCTTAAAGAAAAAATAAAAGAAAAAGAATGGGAAAATTTATATAATAATAAAAATGGGAGTATAAAATGAATACATGTAGTTTTGACGGAAGATTAGGTTCAGATGCAGAATTAAAAGAAGTATCTGGATATAAAGTCTGTAATTTTTCTATAGGTACAAATGTTGGCTATGGAGATAATAAAAAATCTTTTTGGGTTGAATGTGCTTTATGGGGTAAGCAAGGCGAGGGAGCAGTAAAACATCTTGTAAAAGGGCAACAGATATTTGTTAATGGCGAATTATCAACAAAAGAATATGAAAAAAATGGAGTTGTTAAAACTATTTTAATTTTAAAAGTAAATAATTTTTCATTTGGTGCCAAACCTATGACTGCACAAACAAACAATATTCCAAGCCCTGATTTAAATGACGAAATACCATTCTAATGGATATCTATTCTATAGAGTTTGACCCTAACAAACTATCACATCAGCATGAAGAATTAGGAATGAGATTTGCTGACTTTGATACAGCAGTAGAACTTATGAAAAAAGAAGAAAAAATGATTGTAGCAGAGTTAACCATTTACTATTCAAAAAATGGGGGCTATAAGAATATGACAGAGTTAAATGGTTTAATTTACTCTAATAAGAAATTTAAGGATTTTTTTGATAGATACCAAAGAAACCTTAAAGAAAGGAATCAGTCTAAAATTAGATTTGAAACCTTTAAAGCTTTCAGAGATGACTTGAGAACTAAAGTCGTTAATGAAAGGGAACTGGCAAAACATAATTTATAGAAAGGATTATTATGTCACAAAAAGAAAAGGTTCTAGCCTACCTTAAACAAGGCAATTCAATAACATCATGGGAAGCTATCCATAAATTTAGATGCACACGATTAAGTGCTATTATCTTTATATTAAAGGAACAAGGCAACTCTATTATATCTCAAAATTTAGTAAGTAAAAACGGCACAAGATATGCTGAATATACTTTGTTAAAGGGGAATAGTGATGTCAGATAAATATAATCTTTCAGATGAATTAAATCAATCACGAGAACTAGACCAAGACCAAGAAAAAGAAACTGCTATATATAAACATTTAGCTGATATTGGTGTTATGGATAAATTAGTTTTTGCTCTTAATGAATATATCATCAAGTTTGGCAGGACTAGTAATGTTCACGACCAATGTTTTGATTTAAAGCTTCAAGTTCTTGCAAATAAAAAACACCTACAAGATTGGGTGGATAAAATATGAGGGAACATTTTGAAAAATTTAATGTTAGTGGCAAGGGTTTACTGCCACTTTCATTTAGCCACCTTAATGAATTTGCTTTCTATAGAGAAAGATGGGCTTTAAAACGTATATTTGGTTATGAGTTTCCTAGTTCAGCCCCTGCAGAGCGTGGGAAAGCTGTTGA